AGCCTCCACCTGTGACCTTCTTCACCCCGACCGCGTACATTGCCGTCCAGAAGCACAGGTCAATGAAACGATAGTCCGCGATCTCATCCAACTCGTCGAGTGCCCGGCTGGTGCCGTAGATGACCGCAACGTGGTAAACACCCTCCGGCGTGGGCTTGAGGAAAATCTTATCGCTCCGCAGTTCCCAAAAGCCCTTGAAGTACCGATTGAGCGTAGACAACTGCTGGTAGTCGAACGACATCACGTCGATGTCCCGCTCGTTGATGTGCTCCAGCATGATCTTCAGCCACACATCGTCGTAGTCGGTGTCGAGATAGGACGGATTCCAGCAGACCTGCCGAATGATGAGGGCATCCGCTGGCTTGTCATAACTGGGCGTATCCGCCACCGTAGTGATGCAGGTGGCATGGCTCGTGATACAGATTTTGGGTCGGTACATGAGCCACTGGTTCAGGCAGTCGTCAATGATGATGAGCAGGTCATCGTCCGTGATGTCAGTTGTGCTGATACCCTTAGCCCGCAGGGTAGATATGATGCCAGATTGCGAGTAAGTGTTGGTTGCAGTCATCGATGGCTCACCCCTGCCAGCGACACTACTACAATGGCCCAACTAACGCAAGTGGCTTTCAACGAGTGGCCCGTGCCCAGGCTTCCCGAATGTACTGGGCGAACACATTGGCCTGCGACTTCAGGGTCCACCGAGAGTAATCACCCCGCACCTGGGGGCGAGTTTCCACAGCCCATTGCATGAGTTCCGCCAGGTGTTTCTCGTCCGGTTCTGCCCAGTAGCAGTTCTTGGCCTTCATGCCCTTAGTGGCAGGCACCAGCCCCTTGATTCTGATTCCCCATATCCCATTGTCATCGAGGTAATCCACAGGCCCGGACCAACTCGTGACTAGTGACGGTGTGCCACAGAAAGCCGCTTGCATCGGGGGCTGGCCGAAACCCTCGCCTCTCGAAGGCTCCACCAGACAGTCTATGTCCCGGTAGAACTGAGCCAGTTGGGCCTCATCCCAGTCCGTATCAATGACCTCCACGTTCTCGTTCCTAATCTCCGGCAGACTGGCCGTGTCTCGCGTCTTGATGACCAACTTCACATCGTCCCGCCCCCCGAAGGCCATCTCGAAAGCCCGCACCATCACATCCGTGCCTTTCCGAGGCCCCTGCCTCCCCACCGCCCCGAACACGTACTCCCCCGCCCGACGCTTCCGCTTGCCCTTCCTGAACACTGCCTCATCAATCCCCCACGGCACGATCCTGATACGCGGGTTGTACTTCCGAAACACCTCCGCGCAGAACTGACTCGGCACCCACACCTCGCGGGCCGAGGCCACCACGGGCTTCCAGTCATCGGGGATGTCGTTGGCCTCATACATGGTATATAGCACGAGATAGCGAGTGCAGATGTCATTGGCGATGTCAGGAAATCCCACCGACACACCCAGCCGGTCGTAGTCACCATTATTGGCAATCAGATCGAGCAGTTCTGGCTCTGTGCCTTCGGGTATGTACGACTTGGTGGCCCGCAGTTGAAAATCGAGATCGGGATGATGCTCGATGAGGGTACGGCACATACCCCGAAAGCCCACCGCGTAACCAGTGTAGCGAGCCAAGGGGCCAAGCATACGGAAGTGAACCATCATGTCCTCTCGCATAAGAAAGAGGGGGCAGTTGCCTGCCCCCTCAGTCGTGCTCCCCACCGGGGATTGGTTTAGTCGGTGTAGGTCAGGGCCTCGCCAGCCGCCGAACTGATGGTCATCTTGTACAGACCATTGGCCTGCAGGACCTTCATGGCGTTCCGGCTCGCCACCGAGTGAGCGATGGTGTTCTTGGCCGCATTGGGATCAACCGGCGAGATGTACAACGGGATGTACGGGCAGAACACAGCCGAAGCGTAGTTCCAGTCCCGAGGGCTGTACCCAATGAGCATCTTGTTCTTCAGGCTGGTGAGTTTCTCGGCCCAGTCGGCGACATAGACGCGGTAGATGGACTGCCACGTACCGACCTGTCGGAGACCAGTGCCGAACTCACGCACATCACCTGCAGGCAGCTTGCTGTATGCATTGGAAGCCTCGAACAGCGTGGCCTGTGTCGGGCCGGTGACGATCCAGCCAGCACTCTGCAGCATCTTCTTGCTGATGTCCGAAGACGCCCGATTCAGAGCCTGGGACATGCCCCACGTCAGCCAGTCGTTGAGATTCTGGAAGCCAGAAGCGGGAATGCCCGTATTGAACGTCCCGCTCAAGCCAGCACCAGCGGCCATCGTCTCAATGAACTTCATGTTGATTTCGAGGGCCATGTAGTTGACAGCCGCGTTCATCATGCTGGCCTCTACGTCAAGCGAGTAGTAGGCTTGCATGTCCTGCATCAACGCGGAAGTGTAGTCCCAGTAGATCGCCTTCTCGGCAGCCGTGACCGTCTGATAGGTCATGGTGAAGCCGATCTGCGACTTCGTGTCGTTCTCCGTGTGGTCAGCCCACGCCGTATCGAACACACTGGAGTCGTCCAGATTAGAGCCGTCGTTGCCGGAGCCGTTGGTGCCCGCGATGTACTGCGGATCGTAGAAATAGACCCGCGCCTCGGGGCGGTCAATCGGCACAACAGCCGCGATGTCATACGGGATCAACTGGGGCAGCATCTGCCGGATGATCGGAAGGACCATCGGGATGGTGGTGCCCAGAGCCGAAGTCGTGGTGGCGGTGTCAGCAAACCCGCGCCGCGTGTTGGTCTCCAGGTACTTCCGCAGAGTCGGGTCCTTCTCGTAGTTGTCGAGGATCATACGCATCGTGAAGGCCTTGTTCGAGGCATCCTGACGACCGTTATCCTCAAGGCCCTCCAGAATGGCTTCCTTGACGCCCTGGATGGTCTCGGGGCGATCAATGGCCCTCATGCTGCCATCCCACATGAACCGCTCACGCTCGCGACCCTCGTGGATGAACACGCCGGTGCTCTCCGCAACCTTCGGCTTCTTCATCTGTTCAGCAATCGGCTTGGCCGTCTCTACCGCAGCCGCGATGTCCTCGACCGTCTCGCAACCCTCGATGAACTTGGTGACTACCTTGACCACCAACTCATCGCCGTCAGCGAGGTCACTAATGGCCTTGTCCTTGGCTGCTTCCAACTTGGCCTGAGCCTTGGCCTCGTCAAACACGGCCTTGGCCTCCAACTTCGCATCCGCAGTCAACTGGGCCTTGATGGCATCCAGGTCAATCTCGGGGGCCTTCGGAGCCTCCGGCACAACTTCAGTGTTGAGTTCCTCACCCATAGTGAGTTCTCCCGACGATGCTGATGCACCATCTGCCAACTTGCCGTCGCCATCGCCGATAGTATCACCATCGGTATTCGTCCCCTCGATGCTATCCTTCGGCGACTTCATTTTGAGTGTCTTGGTGTTGGCCGCCCCACGACGGACTGGATCACATCCGTCAAGAATGTAATCAGAAATCGTCACTTGGAGCAGATTGCCATCATCATCGTATTCGTACTTACCCTTGCCATAGCCGACGATACTCCACTCGGTCTGCACTCCATTGGCCCACAACGTAGCGATGCTCTCCCCCGCTTGGGTCGGGATCAGAACACCCTCCATGATTAGGTCGTTGTCATGCAGACTAACAGCATCATACCGAATGCATATCTCAGATGGCTTGTCATCACTGAGCCAACCAGCATGTCCATCGCGGCCAGTGAAGCGACCCGCCTTACAAAGCCTATTCACACGTTTGAGGTTGCCCTCGAACTCGGCTCGTGGGTATATCCTCTTATTCAGGTTGGGTTTGTCGGCCTGAGCCACGCGAGCCGTGAAGTGCCAGAGGCCATTGTCATCCTTAGTAGGCTCATCAATCAGCACGGCATCGTATTGATCCGTGAATACCTCACGGTCTACCTTGGCAAGCTCGACGACCTTGGCATAGGCCGCATCCACGAGGTCATCGGGAGCATCGGCATCCATCATCTGCAGTAGTAGTTCCTCGGCCTCAACAAATGTGGCAGCCGATTCCACTAGAGCCATGTAGTTGGGGGCATCATCCGCGATCTCCCCCACAAGTCCATCCACTTCATCGTCCGCGATGTCCAGAGCGCGAGCATGTGCCTTGAGATGTGCGAGTGCGGTTTGCTTGTCGATGCTGGTCAATTCCGCATCTGCCAGATCGTGCAGAGCACGACGGAGGCCATCCAGGTCAACCGACTTGTTCTCGGTGGACTTCACCACAGCATCGGTGTGATGAACTCCGAACGTGCCGACCGCATAGGCCGCTTCAGGCATGGTGATCTCATCAGGCATGATAGGCACCTCAAACTACGACCGTCTGTAGTTGGTGCCACTAACGTAGTGGGATGTGAGATTCGTGTCAACAAAGTCACAATGAGAATCGTGGGAGGGGAGCAACAAGAAGGCCACCTAACCAAAGTCAGGTGGCCCTATGATTCACAGCGTGATCTGCCTAACCATTACCAAAGCAGTGGCTACAATCCCCCGTCAAGGGCCGTCCTGCGTCGGCCTCAAATGCCCACACCTTCTCCCCGCTGTCTACCACTCCCACTTCCACGCCGTCGAGGTACTGCCCCACCACTTGCTCCAGCAGGTCCGTCCGTTCGTACATCGGACGCTCCGACAGATTCTCTGCCCCCCACAACACGATGTCATAGGGACGAATCGTCACCTGGCATTTGCTCAGGTCCTGCTTGCTGTTCTGGACTCGTTCGACCGATACGGGCACGTCACCGTCCACGCAAGTCCACATGGCCTCGATGATCGTGTCTTCTGGTAGTTCCTGCACCATCTCAACGATCTGGCTCAACTGATTCGACCTATTCCGCCCACCCTCGGCAACGAAGATGCTCACTCCGCGACTTGACTTGTGAATCTGCAGAGGGGGCAGCCCCGTATCTACCACTTGAATGTATCCCGAGACATCATCAATCTGCTTAGACGGTTTCACCCACGGCAACACCGTACCGGGCACGACCTCCCCCGCCCGATGCTCGAACCAGAACACGCGGGTCAGGTCCGACAGCACCTCATCCTGATACCGCACGATCCATGTCCCGCGCTCCAAGGCAGGCAGGCCGTCCTCGTTCATCACCACGACCGTATCGGCAGCAACCAACGTCTCGGGCAACTGTCCGTTCTTCTCCAGGCTCTCTCCGAACAGACGGTCACGATCCCGATAGGGCAACTTGGTGCAGTCAATCCCCTCCAGCATGAGCACGTCGAAGAACTGGACCTGTCCGTTCACATAGACAGTCTCGACGATGGCCTGCTCGGGATAGTCCAAGGCCACGAACGTGTCAATCAGGTCAGCCAAACCAGACGGCTCATCGCCATTCTTATCGAAGACCTGAACGTTCTCTCCGTCCTTGTGGACCTGCAGGAAGCGATGCCCCGCTTCGACCTTCTGAGCAACCACGGGAAACTTGTAGGCTCCGTGCTTCCGAGGCCATCCGACCGGCACGTAGTCCCCGACCTTGAAGGGGCAATCAGGCACGACTTCCTCGGGGCTTTCCTTCCTGACCAGCCACAACTCATAGGCCGGGGTACGAGTTTTGTACTGGAATGACTTGTCCATTTGCACTCGGTGGTTGTAGTTCAAGCCCAGGCTCGTCAGGACACCCATGTCAGGACTACACCGCATTTCGTCTCCGACCAAGGCAGCGGCCTCATCGTCTACCCGCATACATCCCGGCAGGCGATCCCATTCCGTCTCCTCCGACTTCTCATCGAGACCATCGGTGCAGATATGCGTCTGCCCACACAATGTCAGCATCTTCAGAGCCACGCCATGCAACTCGGCAGACTGCTCGCGATGGGCCGCATCGTGGACCGTCAACGCATCCGAGATGTCGGGCAATAATGTAGACATGTTACTTTCCCTTCGTGTTGGGCTTCTTCGGCTCGCCGGGATCGGCAGCAGGCTGGGCTACGGGTGTGGCCCCCTTGCCCTTCACAATCCCCTTGGCAGCATTGGCCTGGATGTTGGCCTGCCACTTCTTCACGTCGTTGGCATCGAAGTCCAGGAGTTTCTTGCCAGTCAATTCTTCCGGCACCATCATCTGGTCGTAGTAGGTGGCCGTCTGGCCCTTGCTCAGCAGAATCTTGGCATTGATCTCCGCCGTCTGTGGGCTAATGCCAGGGTAGATGACCTTGTATAGGGGCTGACTGGGATTGATTCCGTGCAGAAGCAGCTCGATGTCGAATATCTGCTTCAGCCCTGTGTTGTGAGCGAACTGCAAGCGACGAATGTACTTGCTGAAGGCCTCCATGCCCAAGGGGGCCGTCTTGTCCACCATTGGTTTCTGGCCGATGTCCAACCCGATGATCTCCTGGGGCACACCGAATGTACACCGCAGCAACTCAATGCCCATCTCGATGTCTTCCAGGTGCTGCAGGGCTGCCGTGGACGGTTGCAACTTCTTGATGTCACCTGGAATGACCTTACCATCCGAGGTGTAGAAGACCGGCATGTAGTAGTCACGGGCCACGTCGGTCGGGCTGTACTTCGGTGTGGACTGGAAGTTGGCCGCTGACGAATCATACGTCGTGATCTCGTCCCGCTCCATGATGTACTGATACTCGGAGACCTTCTGAGCCACCTCATCACCCGTCAGCCCGAACGGCATGGGGATCAGATGGATGTTCGTATCCCACGCCCGAATGACGCGGGCCACGCCCAACGAATCCAGCCCCGCGTCCAACCGTTTGTAGGACTTGACGGCCTTGCCCCCGATGGGTTCAGCATAAGTCTTCCCGCCCATCGGCCCGAACGCCCAATGGACAATCTGGTAAGGCCAGAAGGCAGCGATCACCTTGCCCATGTCATTGATCTGAGTGTAGGCCGCCGAGTCCGACTGCTTCGGGTCCTGCACCGCTATCTTGGGATCACCCGTCTTCAGGTTCCCGCTGTTGTCAATGTTCTTCTCGATCTGCCACGACCAGGGGAACTGCCGCACAGCCGCAATCTCGTCCAAATCCGCTGACAAGACAGTCTCGGTGAACACGTTCCCCTTCCGCACCATGTCCCGCCCAATGTCCCATACCATCTGCCCCGACAACTTCACGCGGTCCACAAGGTCATTGAGAATACCCACGGCCTTCTTCTGTAAAGCAGTTGGCTCATCACCGTCCGCTTCCGCAGTCACGATCTTGAACCCGAACGACAGCCCCTCGTTGTCATCAAAGATGGAGAAGTAGTCCGCCGTCTTGTCCAGCGACACCCCGACGACGATGTTGTTCTCATCCATCCGCACGAGGTCTTCTTCGAGTTTCTTCCGGCCCGTCATCCGCGTCCACGGCACGACCAGATTGCTCGGGTAGACGTTCCCGCCCGTGTGCTGGCCGACCGCCTGGGGCTTCGGTTCCGGTTGTGCTCGCTTGAGGCCGAGGGCCTTCAGTATGTCCATGCAATCAGCCCCAGTTCACGTTAGTGACGTTCACAGATGTTCTCCTGACAAAGGCAGGCACATCACCCAGCACCTCTTTGTCAATCGCCGAACTCGCCAGCCACGAAGCCATAATTGTATCGGTGCTACAACTATCGCTCCCGTCGAACTTCTTCATTTCGTTGATCCAATCGCATAGAGCACATTCGTGCAGCGGGTCAAACGGTTCCCACTCATCCAACTTCTTGCCCTTGTGGTGCTCGTCACCCCACGGAATGATCCACTTGCGATTGTCAAAATCCGATACGATGCGAGGTAGCCCCACCTCGTAGTTCCATTTCTGCGCTCCAGTAAAAGCACAGGTGATAGGCAGCCTCAGGACCAATAGACTTCCAGTCTCCAGAGACCGCTTCTCGCACTCCAGGGCAATGAGGTCCACGAATGTCTTCTGAGTAGAGTTAGTCTCCACCGTAATGACATCTACCTTCCGCGTCAACGTGGCCTCAATTTCCAGTATCAAGTCCACGACCTTCTTCACAAGGTCTCTGGGCTGGAATCGTCCTCGGATGATCCGATAGACCAACTTACGGTGCATCTTGTCATAGAGAATGACAAAGCAACACGAATGCGATCCATCGTGCTTCATGCTCGATGCGGGGTCAAGCCCGACAGAAATACCGTCAATCACAAAGTCTGCAGGTACTTTGCCAAACTTCGTGCCTCGATCCTTGCAATGGTTGATGATCTCATCATTCCACCACTCTTGTTTCTGCGTCAGCCCCTCCAGCATGAACTGCAGGGCAAAAGCCATGTCCCCGATGCCTCGTTTCCTCTCCATCAACTTTTCCACGGGCCAGCGTTCCGGCCAGAGCGGCTTCCCATTGATGATGGCTGGCTTCTTCCATACCATCCAATCGGGGTTCGCTGTAAGTTGGGCATGAATATCATCGACAGTCCACGGAGTGCCTATGACGATCTGCCGCCGCCCGCCGATGTTGCCCCAGTCTGAGTAGAACATCTGGGCGATCTTGGGCAGCCTAGCTGGCTCCTGAATGGCCTCGCGCGATCCAATGATGTCGTCGAAGCACAGGATGTCCGCACGGCCACCAGTGGCAGGTGCTCCGATACCATATGCCTGCAGAGAAGCATCCTTGATGCCGAACCTACCAGGATGCGGTTTCCCGGCTTCATCAACCTTCAGTACGTATAGCTTGGAACCAGTCCAAGGCTTGTCTGGGTCGGGCTTCAGATTGGGGAAAACCTCGTGTAACCGTTCATTATGTACAATGTTGTCTGAAACTTGCCCGAGAACCTGAATGGACAACTCATCCGACCTCGACACGTACTTCACTCGGAGCAAACAGTTTTTCCCGAGACAATAGAGCAGGAACCCCACCATTGATGTAGTTTTTCCATGCTCTCTCGGGCCAAGAATGAGCAGATTGTCCTTGCTATCCTTGGGTCTGATATGGTGCTTGTCTGGCTCAACTATGTCCTTTACTTGGTCCCATAAAGCGGCGTACCACTCAAGGTGATGCTTGCCGAGTTGAAGGGGCTTGCCTTTCTCATCACGCATGATGTAGTGAATGAAGTCAGGGAGGGAATTCCTGATCTTCTCCAGTTTCCCGTAGTTGGCAGCTTCTCTGAGTTGCCGCAGGAGGTCCCCACCGACCTTAGGCATACACCGTCTCCCTAATCCGACTCTTGTAGGCACGAATGCGATATATCTGGTTGTAGTGGACTCCGTACAGCTTGGCGAGTTCTCTGTTCGGGCGATCAGATGCTCGTATGTCCGCTACTTGAGCATCGGTCAATTTGCAGGCACCAGACCGTTCTCCATTGTATGCTGGTATCTTGCCATGCCCAATATCCCAAGCATCCTTCATGTTCTCCTTCTGAGTGCCTAGTCTGAGGTGGTGTACATTGCAGCAAGCAGGATTGTGGCAATTATGGAGAACGAGCAACCCATCGGGTATTTCACCATTGACTGCTATCCATGCAGCCCTATGAGCCATAACCAATCTCCCGCCTACCGTGGTCACTCCGTAGCCATTGTGCTTTCTGAGTGCTCCCTGCCACTCCCAACACTCATCTGGCTCTCCCACCTTTATGTGTTTCTCTAACTTCTCTTCCAGTGTTGTCTTCTTCATGTCTCCTGCACCTCAAACTCTCCGTCTTGAATATCCGCCGACAGCAGGTGCGACTGGCCTGCCTCCCGTGCGATCTTGTCCAGTTGCACGAGCAGGGCCGTGAACGTCTCCCGCTGCCGAGGGGTCAGTTTCTGCATGACCTCGATCCAGGTGTTCTTGGGGTCGGTAGTGGTAGTAATGTCCCCCACGGCGAGGCCCATCTGCTGCTGGCCTTTGAGGTAGTTGCCGATCAGCATGTTGGCCCCCTTGATGTCCCCCGTCTCGATCAGTTCATTGATCTTCTGGTAGACGATTTCGAGGAGGCGGTCGAGGGCACCCACGCGGTAGGTGTTGGAGGTGTTGATAGACTTGGCGAGCAGTTGCTTGCTGTTCTTCTGGACGTAGGCCGTGATCTCAGCCGCGTTACGAGTCTTGTAGTAGGTGACATCCTCGGGGGTGATCCGCTCGACGAGACCCGTCTGGCGTATCTGCTTGGCGATGACGACATCCGGTAAGCCCTGAGCAGATAGTTCGAGGATGAGTTCTCGGACATCGCGGTTCTCGTGGAGGGCGAGCCAGTTGGGGTTGGACTTGGCTAATGCGGTGCTCAATCGGGAACCTCGATTACATACTCCGACCAGCCCATGTACTCGCGGGCCAACCGAATCAGTTGCTGCTTCTCGTCCTCGGGCATGTCGGCCCACTGCTGATACCAGATACCATGCTGAGGTTGGGTTGGGGGCTTAGACAGCCACAGCCGAAGCATCTCCAGCACACAGGAGGGGCAAAGAGGGGCAACCATAGAATCATAGCCAGGGCACCCCTGCATGAATGCAGGGGGTGAATGGCTTTCCTCCTCTGTCAAATTGTAACGTAGTTGACATCATATGCCTATCTATCCTATCATTAGTGGCATGGAACATACTAATCATGCCGTGTCCGAGATCAATTACCACTTCGTCTTCTGTCCCAAGTACCGCAGATCGGTGTTGACGGGTCAAGTTGGGGACAGACTGGTCGGTCTTATTCATCAACTGTTGCCGGAACTTGGCGGGGAACTGATTGAGCTTGTAGTCAGGCCGGATCATGTTCACCTGTTTGCATCCTTCGGCCCCGACATGGCACCTAAGCAGATCATGCACAGACTGAAGGGGGCCACCAGCCGCATCCTTCGTGCCGAGTTCCCGAAGTTGAGAAGCCGCCTGCCTTGCCTCTGGACTCATGCCTACTACTGTGGAACGGCTGGCAACGTTTCGTCCGAGACCATCCGCAAGTACATCGACGCACAGGCTGGACGGTAGGTCATGCTGAAGTGTTTCAAGTATCGGCTGCACCCCAACAAGCAGCAGGTCTCGTCCTTCGGGCAGATGCTTGAAACACATCGTCGGCTCTACAATGACGGGTTGGCGGAACGCACCGATGCTTGGCGTTCTGAGCAACGATCCGTCACCTATGGCCAACAATCTGGCCAACTGAAGGAATGCCGAAAGACCAATCCGTACCTTGCGGCCACCAACTTTTCGTCTTGTCAGACCACATTGAGGCGGTTGGATACATCCTTCCAGAACTTCTTCCGCCGTGTCAAGGCAGGCCAGATGCCAGGATACCCTCGGTTCAAGTCCAGGGACAGATTTGATAGTGTCCAGTTCGCATCCTACGGGGATGGCTGCAAGTTTGACGGCAGACGAGCGCACTTTCAGCACGTCGGCAAAGTGAAAGTCAAACTGCATCGGCCCATCGAGGGCACGATCAGGACGATGGCCTTCAAGCGTGAGGTGGATCGCTGGTACGTGATCTTCGTCTGCGAACTTCCCGGCGTTCCCCCGAAGCCTGTCTGTTCGTCCGTGGGGATTGACATGGGCCTGAAGTCGTTTCTCGTTACGTCTGACGGAGAAGTGGTTGATCCGCCCCATCACTATCGGGACGCTCAGGCCAAACTCCGCAGACTGCAGCGGGCTGTCAGCAGGAAGAAGAAGGGTAGCAACCGCAGACGGAAGGCAGTCCGTCAACTGGCTAAGTTCCATTGGCGTGTTGCCAACCAGAGACGGGACTTCCACCACAAGACGGCCCGTGCATTGGTCTCTGAGTATGATCTGATTTCTCACGAGGCCCTGAATACCAAGGGGCTTTGCCGAACCAGACTGGCCAAGCCCATCCTCGATGCTGGTTGGGGACAATTCCTGGTCATCCTGACATCCAAAGCGGCAGAAGCTGGGGTGTCGGTGGTCGCCGTGAATCCCGCCAAAACGACGCAGATGTGCAGCCGTTGTGGGCAGTTGCCCACGGTCAAGAAGAAGTTGTCGGATAGGACTCATAAGTGTGAGCATTGTGGTTACATCGCTGACCGTGATCTCAATGCCGCCGAGAATGTTTTGAGGCTCGGACGGAGCCTTCAGGCGTCAACGCGGGAAGACGAAGTTCCGTGCGTTGCCTGAGAAGCCCCCGTATTCATACGGGGGAGTAGTCACATCCACACCAGGTTGCCTCAGGGTGACGGAATCGTAGTCACCATTGTTCATCCATATCCCGTCACAAAATGACGTGTCGTAGCCATCGGGAGATGCTGGCCCGATAGAGGGGAGGAAGACGATGCACCAGTAGTGGTCTCCGATGTGCCTAACGAGTTTCACTGGGCGAGGACCTCCCTAATGCCATCTGGCCCCCACGCATCCATTTCGTACTGATGCCATTCCGACTTTTCACCAATGTACGTTTGCTTCTTCACGACCTCGGGCGACGGGATCAGAAACCCCATGTTCATGTTGCCATCCGTCAGAAATATCCACTCGGCCCCCGGCACTGGCCGCAGCCGACATTGGTGCCCCCGACTTACTGGCACCATCACGTTGCACTTCACCGCATGGCCGTTCACCAACAACTCCGCCTCGTTGCGATTGGCCTCAGCGTTCAGCACTACATCTAACCCCAAGTCAGCGAAGAACCGATAGGCCTCCATTACCACAGGGCGGCTGCCGAACGACTTCAACTTCCGCTTCATACATTTCCGTGCATCGGCGACCCGCTTCTCGGCCCCGCACTCGTCACACCACTTGTTCCGGGCACGGCATGGCTTGCCGCACTTCTTGCACTGGCTCGGAACGTCCCACTTGTCCGCCAGCCGACGTACCCACTCGCGACTGCAGCCGAAGATGTCTGCAATCTCCCGATACGTCATCCCCCGGCCCTTCAAGTCCCTCAACTTGGCTTCTGTAACCGGCACCGTACCTTGGCTCCCTTGATTCGTTTCTTCTCTTCCACTTTCTCAATCAGCAACCCGATACGTTTCCGCGTGCGGTGCCGATGCTGCAATTCCAGTT